TATTGCTTATCATTAATGTATACCTATACATGACTACAAATGAACCCATTAAGTTGAGTTTAGTCAAGGAGAGGTACAGGATCCTACACGAGAATGTAGAAGGTACTGAATTTGAAAAGTTGAAGCGTCCGATACCTATCACAGCTCATCATAGATTGAATGGTACAGTTGGCTACAACCTCAACAAAGGTGCTGAGATTGGATTGTGTATAGATGGTGAAGTGAACGAAATCTTTCATGTTTTAATCCATGAACTTGCACATTCTTTAGTGAGTGAGTTTGATCATTCTAAAAACTATTGGGAAACTTACAATAAATTAAAGGATCACTGTGTACGTTTAAACATATACGAACCCATTCCGACTGAAACACCTTTCTGTGGCATGCATATCCAGGATAAATAATCTAGGTATACACCAAATGAAAACACCAGTGTCGACCGTTTTCACTGCAGTGTTTATGTGGATTATCGTCTATGCGATAACGATGGTTCCTATATACACCAGGAACTATCATGCGAATTTAGCTCTGATGACAATTGTTATACCAAACATGCTTAGGTTAATTGTTGGTCAAGTTCCTCAGTTAGCTGTCGATAAGGGTTTCTTCTTCTCTTCGACAATCATCGCCTTCATTCTTGTAGAAGGTCTGTCTCGTCTCGTAAAAACTTTAAAGGGTCAGATCAAGGATTATGGGAAGGATAGAAGGAAGAGCTTGGAGGTGAGTCTCTTATTTCTAGCCGCGTTCATAATTGGAGCGGGAATTACATATTTTCTTGGTGTAGACAAATCGATCTACAGCAATATGGGTTGGGAACAGGTTCCTTAAGCCTTGAGAACATAACTCTGGCTAATATGGAACAGGACAGCCGCAACAAGGCCAGTCGCACCGAGACCAATAAGGCTTCGGCGTCCGGCGTCGTTCAGAAACTGAGGAATCATCGTAGCGAGCTTCTCTTGTACGGGTGTGCTAATAGCCGCAGCTGTACAAGCAGAAACAAGAAGAGCCTGTAACTGTTGATCAGTGAGGTTAAAAGGGTTCTTGGACTCGGGAGACTTTGTGGGAGTCTCGTTCATGACAGGTTGAGGAGAAGCAGCCATCATCTGCATCTGCATGGGAACCTGAGAAGGCATTTGGGTGGCCATGGTTTGAGGCGCCATCATCTGAGCCTCCATAGGATCTGGTTGACCCATTAATTCGGAAATAGGTGTAGAGTCCATAGTAACTTTATTTTCACTGACATTTTTTTCTTCATTATTCTGCGTAATAAAAGACGTCGATGGGTTGAGTTGAACCATACCAGCATCAGAATTGTCCGATAAATTCATGGTACGAATGTCCGTCATTTAGTATTGATGTATGTTTTTTAGTAATAGATAAACACGCAGCCTGGTTATTTCTTCTTAGTGATGGTTAAAGCGGTTTTCTTTGTGGCTTTTTTTGCATCAGCTTCTTGTTGGGTAAGGTATTTAGGATTATACATTTTTCTATGAGCTGCCCATAACTCTGGACCACCGACTCTAAAATTCTTTCGAAGTGTCGCTTTGTACCAAAACACACAATCTTGAATACGATTACTCTTGACTGTATTGTCTAACACGAGACACTCGTAATTTTCTGTGCATGCATCCATTACCTTAGAGAACATGTCGAACGATGGGAAAATACCAAAAAATGATTTGTAGAGTTTTTCTCGATTTTGTATGATATTCTCTCGCAAAATAAACACGTAATCCACGTTAGCACGAAGTGCTGGGGGTAGATCCATCACGTACTGCATCGTCAACATAAAGAAAATCTTCCAGTGACGACCATTCATAAAACACTGACGTATACAGGTATCTTTAAGGAATTTTGAGTCATACATACAGTCATCCAGTAACATGAAAGCCCCACAATTTGTTTTACCTGCACCAACAAGTTTCCGTTGTCTAGCCATCACTCTCTCTATAGCATCCCTGTCATAGTCACCATAGACGAACAGGTCTGGAATAAATTCAGAATAGAAATGGTTTCCTTCCTCTGTACCACTGAGAACTATACCCGCAGGAAGATGCTTTTTGTGATACATGATGTCTTTTACGAGAGTTGATTTACCTGTATTACGTTTTCCTATAAAGACGCATACGCGATCATCTGTCATAGTCGCAGGATTGAACTTCTTCAACTGAAGATTCATCTACATTAGTGTCCCGTTTTATTTGAGAATATTTTACTCACACATATTAGATATGTCCGGAGCTGTAAAACTTGCAGTGACGGGTGTTCAGGATCAGTGGCTTACAGGTGATCCAGATTTTTCTTATTTCCTGACAACATTCAAAAGGCATACAAAGTTTGCCTTGGAGCAAATCGAGACACCCTTCGATGGTGATGTTGGTTACGGTGAAGAGTTACGATGCAGGATTCCACAAAACAAAGGTGACCTGGTTAAGAGTATGACTGTAAAATTTCTACTGTCCGCCCCAACAGATGGTGAAGGTAATAAACTTAATTTCAAACCGTCATTTTGTACGGAATTGATTGATACAGTTGATTTGTTCATAGGAGGTCAGTTAATACAGCGTCTCACGGGTGAATACATATACATGTATCAACAACTTTACAGTAGTATAGATGATATAGAACAGACTCTGTATTTTTTAAATGGTCATGGTAGTAAGATTTTTGATTTCACAGGTGAACAGACATTCTTTATCGATCTTCCATTCTATTTTAATCGTGCAACTTCACTCTCTGTACCTACATCAGCACTCTTAAAACAGCAGATGGAGATAGTGATCAAACTGAAAAATCTTGAAGATATCATAAACGGACCAATTCCTCCTTCGGGTGTACAAGGAAAAATACTCAACATCTCACTTGATACAGAGTTTGTATTTGTGAGTGATGAAGAACGTTATTACTTACAATCAATGCCTCTTCAATACCTTATAACACAACTTCAATTATCACAGGTTGTATTCAAACCCGGTGAAACTCAAAAAACATTTATGATTAATTTCAAACATTCCGTTAAAGAGCTCTTTTTTATAGCAAAGAAGGGAAACCAGTTTTATAAAATTGAAAATGTAAAACTAGACTTCAACGACATGAATGTCATGGAAGGTGACCATAACTTTTTAACATATGAACAACCACTACTTTATCATGTCAACTGCCCCGAGGATGGATCGCCCTTTGGTATGTATAGCTTCGCTCACAATCCAGAATCACATTACCCATCTGGTCACGTTAACATGAGTAGGATATTTCACAAACGCATGACGGTTGATATAGAACCAAGTGACGAAACTGTAACACTAAAAATTTTTGCTGTGAACTACAACATACTTCATGTGGAGAGCGGTCTAGGTGGTTTAAAATTTTAACGGTGTATAGTAGTAATGGCTGGAAGAATTCAGCTTACAACGAGGGGTGTTCAGGACATTTATTTTACTGAAAACCCGGATTACTCGTACTTTGTCCAACTGTTTAGAAAACATACAAATTATACTACACAATTTGTTAAACTGGATATAGACAATGATGCTGAATTCGGAAAAACCGTCAGTGTAACTATACCAAAAGATCAAGGTGATATGATCAAAACTATCAGTTTAGAGATAGAACTTGATAAAATAGCCGGAGCAGATGTCACACGCATCGGTTACGTGGAGTCCATTGGACATGCACTAATTGAGTATATAGACATGTATATAGGTGACGAAAAGATACAGCATATACCAAGTGATTATTTACAGATTTACTCTGAACAGAACTATACACAGTCTAAACAGAAAGCTCTTGAAAAGTTGATAGGTAAATACCCAAATAGAACGTCCGATGTCCCTGTTTCTAGTGGTGTAATTTTAGGTCACTTAGGACCTGCTACCGAAACCAAGAAACTATTCATCGATATACCTTTTTATTTTTATCGTAAACCAGAGTTAGCTATACCCTTATGTGCTATGTGTTTTCAAGAAATACGTCTTGAAATTAAGTTCAGGGATCTGAAGAACTGCTTAGTTAAGACGGACCCTCCCATAGATAAGACTCTTCAGACGACTACGTTAGATTTCGATCTTATCTCAAGTGATACTCTTACTTCAAACGTTCTTGTTGCATCTTCGGATGGAAGTAACGTTGCTACTAACGTTAACAGCACAGTCGTGATACCAGGTAAAACCGTGTTCAACGGTGTTGGTGTAGTATCACCGGCTATGAATATAATTGTAACTTCCGGGAATATATATAGGTACGAAAATGACCAATGGGTTGCATATACAACTTCAATTGATCCTGCTAATACTGTAAAATATTCAGATAATGGAAACGTTATAGTAGAAGTTGGTAATGGTATGTGGGTATGGAATGGAACAGGATACACATTTACATCAAACGCGAATATAGTCGCATTATCTAGAGATGGTAATTTTTATTGTGTAGACGGAACACCTCTTCCACGACTTGAGGTATTCAACACTGCCACAGGAACTCGTTTAGGAGGGGCTGTGAACAAGGCAGCAGTTTTCCCAGTGTCTCAAGTACATTTGTCATTTGATGGTACAAAATTGATAGTTGTACTCAACAATGACATTCTTTATGTATATCAGTATACAACAGACTGGTTTAGATACGGTCAAGATGTTACATTATTTGATGAATTAGGTCTAACAACATTTGCGAGAGACGGAAATAGTTTCTTCATATACAACCCATCTGAACAACATAATCACGATAACAATTCTGGTTTTGACACTGGTGTAGGTCGTTTATATGTTTATGACATTATATCGACACAGTGGATTGAAGTACATAGATACAAAGGTTCGAATGGAACATATGCGTCAATGAGTGATGATAAGTTAAAATTACACATCAAAAAAAGCGATACCGAAACAGATGTAATTACTTTAAAAGAACTAACCCGTTCAGTTGAGGGTTATGACGAAGTTGTTATACAAAGTGTTGAAAATATAGTCGACGCTGGTAGCAACGTATACGGTGCAGGTTATCAGAGTTTAGTATCTCAGATACAACCGACAATTGCTTTCAACGCTAACACGTCATATTCGGAAAACGGACAACAGTTTTTACCGGTTGGACCCTTGACTGATGTTGTTGTTTCTGATAATGGTTTAGTTCACGTAGATTATTACAGTACTGGTGAGCAGGTTCGTGTATTTAAGAGAAACTCTATCACAGACGGTCTTCAACAGTTATTTATTACAAACGTCAGTAATAATATTATTGCTAATCAAAATCAGATATCTGTTACAACGTCCAATAATCAATTCTCTAAATTTAATATATCTAAAACGGGTAGATATTTTGCTATAGAAGATCACGTTAATGGTCAAGTCCTCATTTACGAAGTTTTAAACAATTCGTTTAGAAACATTCAGTATGTAGAAGGAAATCCACCGACACCGAATATACTTGCCAATACATCGTTCGGATCTTCGTTGAGTGGTCTTATTTTTTCCGATGACGAAACAAGTTTTACGTTATATGGATCTAACGATGTTAAAACATATCTCATATCAGATCCAACCACTGTAACACAAACCATTTCAGAAAATGTATTTCCTCATCCTATAGTAGCCCTTTCTATAGACATAAATAGGTTTATTAAACACGATTCATCCAACAACATTATAAAAATTTTTACTATAAATTCCAATGGAACAACTATTTCAAGTTTACCGATTAATTTACAAGGAACACCGATTGCTTTCGACTTTAGTAAAGATGGTACACTGGCGGCGGTGGTGACTACGACATTTACTTATATATACTCATACGATGGTTCTGGATGGAGACAGAAATCTTCATTATTTGTGGGTTTAGATACTTTTGTAAAATTTCATATGTCGGATGACGGTAACACATTATTTTATGTCAAGTCTGAGTTACCAGCTAATCGTACACTCATAGACTTGTACAAATACGAAAACAACACCTGGATTCGTATACACCAAGAAAACGATAATACAACTATAAATTCCGAAGGTGTGGGTCACGTATCTAGAAATGGTCAACATATCATATCATTGGTGACTGGAAATGCAGCTTTTCCAAAAAGAAATATAAGACTGAAAAACATTAATACTCAGGATTTGACTGTTGTAGTAGGTGTAGATAAAGACATATCCCAAGTTTACCCAAAACAGATCCGTTCATGTAAATTATCTTTAGAAATCATATTTTTGGATAAATATGAACGAGCGATAGTGAAGAATATGAGAAAGGACTATGTAATAACTCAACTGCAACACAATCGATTTTTAGCTCCAAAAGCAATCCAATCTCACAAATTCAGAACTACTTTTTTGAACCCAGTGAAAGAACTCTTCTTTGTCATTAGACGTGAAAATAACCAGGAATATCTAGATTTTGTATCACCATTTGACTATGATAACGACACACTTACCAGTGAGAACAAACTGATTTTCTATGAAAATCTAAAGAGTCTCGAATTAAAACTAAACGATACACAGATATTGGATGAAGACACAGGAAATTTTGCATTCCTCAAAGCTATACAACCAGCGATTCACCATTCCAAGACACCTTTGATTAGACGATTTTACACATATAGTTTTGCATGTGAACCAGAACAACATTTCCCAACAGGACAAGTGAATTTCAGTCTCATAAATAATCAGTTGATGACGTTTAATCTCACACAAAACACAACAAGTGATCGATACGTAGACATTTATGCTTTAAGCTACAACATACTTAGATTAGATAAAGGTATGATGCGAGTAATGTTTAATACGACATGAACATGCAAACTGGTTTTGGTGATTCGGGTGACAACATGGCTGAGCAGTATATCAGTACAATGATGAACATTGTCACACCTGTATTGGAAAAATCTATGGTATTGGCTTGTGAATACTCGAAAGCATGTGGAAGAGATATTGTACTCCCAGAGGATATCGAGTATGCAAGTAAGTATTGTGCTATGTACACAGTCGGTGAAGACATTGGAACTATTTTTCCGGAAATTTATAACGAAGATGAAGAAGATGAAGATGACCCCATTGAAGAAGTTGACGAGCAAGACTGTCCACCGTTTGTACGATACTCTGGTACAGAAGAAAGATTCAGGCGTATCAACGAAGCATACGATAGATGGGAATCATGGCAGCCTCAAAATCCGACAGAACTCATGTTAAAAAATGCTATTAATAGTAATGGACCCAGTGGGGTGGACTGATAATGAATTTAAAGTTATAGATGATGACTCTGATTCAGACAGTGACACAGATTCTGACACCGAGTCGGAAGAAAATAATCAGGGGACTAAGGGTTATTCTACACAAAAGTATAAGAAGATTCTAGACGAGGTTGAATTGTTACCAGAATAATTTTCTACACTTACAATAAATGTCTACCGCCGCTCTCGAAACTGTCCAGGTTCTCACCAAGGAGCTCCAGTCTCAGTCTCTCAACTCCGTCGTCGCGGGTTTCTCTTTCGCGGCTGCCATTTCGTGGCTTGACCTCGTTCGTTGGGCTATCAACCAGATTGTCCGCGTCCAGAAGAACGGCGGCCTCCACTACGGTCTCACCGCCCTTTTCACGACTCTCCTCTCCGTCGTTGTGTACCTTTCGATCTCCCGC